TTGCTGCCTATGCCGCCAAGGCCGATGCGAAGACAGAGCAAGAGCGGATAGCGGCCGACGAGCGTATCCGCACGCTTGAGGCACGGGCAAAGGCGCAGCGGCCGGTCGATGCCTTCATCCGCGTCGTCTTCGCCCTCCCGGTCGCGATCTACTTCGCGAAGCTCTACTTGTGGGACAAGGTGCTCGGCTGGGGCGCGACCGATCCTCTCTCCGCCGATCTGAGGACCGTGGCCATGACGATCATCGGCTTCTACTTCGTCACGGCGCTGGTGCGGTGATGCCATGACCGATGAAGACGCCCGCGCCATCGCCCGAGCAACCGTCAGGGAAATGCTGCTCACCCTCGGCGCCGATCCCGACGAGCCGGTCGAACTGCAAAAGGACTTCGCGTTCGTGCGTGCGTGGCGTCTCTCGACTGAAACCGTGAAACGCCAAGGATTGAAAACGGCAGTCGGCGTCATCGTGACGGCCGTCCTTGGTCTGCTCTGGCTCGCCATCCACGGCAAGCCCTAACCCCCGAAAGGACACTCCCCCATGAAGCTGCTCATCGTGGCCTCGGCCGCGCGCTCGCTCTCCTGTGCTCTCCCGTGGCCGCCCAGATGGGCAAGCACCCCGGCGCAAGGGCTCCCATCGATCCCGGCGAGAATATGAAGGTGCCGCCCGGCCATACCGGCTATGACAAGCTCATCATCGCCAGCCCGAATGTCGGTGCTCCGACCGAATTGCCCGTTGACGGCAAGAAGCGCCTCGCCTGCGAATCCCTCGCCCAGATCCAGGAAATCTTCGGCCAGCCGACCATCGACGCCGCCAATCTCGCCCTTGCCGCCCACATGGCGGCCCGTGTCTGCGCTGCTTCGACGTGGAGCGCCGGCAAGGTTATCGAGGCCGTCAAGATCGAGTATCCGTGGAATTTTTCCAGCGGTGAGCACCCGGATATCTACGCCCTGCATGTCGTCTTCGCATCGGGGAACAGCTTCTGGGTGGTCTGGTTTGCGCCCGATGCTCCGACCTCGTAGGGGACGGCTGGCCTCGATTGCCGACTGGCTCCTGCTGCTCGCCCTCGTGGCCTGCGTCATGCTCTATGGGCTGGCGCTGTCGGTTTGGCTGGTGCCGCACGTGTAAACGTGCCGCGACTTGACGACGAATGCCGCGATTCCTATAAGCCTCGTCATGAACCGCGAAGCCAACCAGAGCCCATCTCGACCGCGCCCGTTTCAGGGCGTGGGGGAGTTGGGTTGTCCCCGCCGCGCTTGGAACGCGGAGACCGCGAGTTCGAATCTCGCCGCCCTGACCACCGCCACACGAACGACAAGCTCGGCATCCTCGCGCTAATCGCGTCGGAGGGTGCCGCTGAATGGCCGGCAACTGGTCCTGAAAACCAGGGTATCCGTCAGGATAAGGGTTCGATTCCTTCACCCTCCGCCATCTATTTCGTAGTAGCAACGTCATAGAGGCTACGGCGCTTGTCCGCCCGCTGGAGTAGAAGCCAGCGACGAAACTAAGAATGGGCCTGTAGCTCAGTTGGGAGAGCGTCCGCCCTGCAAGCGGATTGTCGCCGGTTCGATTCCGGCCGGGTCCACCAAGCCCGCGTAGCTCAGTGGTAGAGCAGCGTTCCTGTAAATCGCTGGTCGGGGGTTCGATTCCGCCCCTCGGGCTCCAGCCTTTACCAACCCCCTCCCTCAAGCGGTCATCTGCCAGAATTGGGTCCGATTCCCATGCTGGCAAGTCCCGATGCGCCGGTACCAGACCACATCGATCACCCTCGGCGATCTCGCCGGCAGAACCGATCCCGATTGGGCCTGGTTCTATTGCGACACGACTGCGTGCACGCACCACGCCGCCATCCGGTTCAAGACGCTGGCGGAAAGGTATGGAGCGGAGACCCGTTGGGACGACATGCTTGCCCGGATGCGCTGCACGAAATGCGGCCATCGTGGAGCCACGTCTCGCCATCCGAGCCACGACGTGAATACGCAGGGTTGGGAGCGGTTCCCGGGGTGAAAGTGGTGGGCGATACAGGGATTGAACCTGTGACCTTCCCCGTGTGAAGGGGACGCTCTCCCACTGAGCTAATCGCCCGACAGGTTCATCAGAACCCGTTGGTAGTGCCTAAGTCCTTGTTCCGTAACGTCAGCACTCTCTTGTGTGAACAGAGCGACCCCGGTCATCTTCGCGCCTTGTGCGCGCAATGTTCCCAGAAGGTTCACGCTGTCAGAGCGTTTTCGCGCCCTCCGCGCTGGCCTACAGGTTCAAATGAACCTGGGAACACTCCGCATTTTTCACCGCGCGAACTTGCCGAACTCTAGAGCCTTCGCTGCCCTGCGAAGATGCTTGGGCGAGTAGCGGGCATAGACGCGCTCGGTGATGCGGCTGTCGGCATGTCCGAGGAACTGGGCGATCTCCGACATTGGTCTCCCGTCCTCGGCCATCCACACCGCAGCGGTGTGACGGAAGACATGCGGCGTTACCTCCGCGATCTTCGCTCTGACAGCCGCGTTCTCTATCCCCTTCCGCACCGACCGCACAGGCTCGCCGGCCCATTCGATCACGAACTTGGTGCGGGCGCCTTTCTTCGCTTCCTGTAGCGCGGCGCGGAGGATGTTGTTGATCGGGACTGTCGCCCGCCCTTTTCGGCGCGACGCCAACTCGTCCTTGTGCAGCCGGATTTGCCCTTTCGCCAAGTCCACCTGCTCCCAGGTCAGATCAAGGAGCGCGGAACGTCGCGCGGCCGTCGCGATGGCGAGGATAATGAATAGGCGGACATGCGGCATGGTTGCCGCTGCCAGCAGCTTCTCCGCTTCCTTCTTGGTGAGGTACCGATTCTTGGGATCAGGCTTTGTCGGTCGCACGATGGCAGAGGCGCGGGATATAAGCTGGGTCTTTTCCGCCCATTTCAACGCCGTCCGAAGGTGCCCCAGCTCCGTCCAGATCGTGCCGTCCTTGCGCCCCGCCGATCGGCGCTTCTCGGCATAGTCTAGGCAGGTCTTCTCGGTAATGCGGGTTGGGTCCATATCGCCGAAGTGAGCGATGACCGACTTTCGTTCAAAGCCCATCGTGGTGGCGATGGGACGGCCTGACATCGCCGCCGCAAAACCGTCCCAAATAATGGCTACGGTTGTCTTCTCGGGGCGCTCATATTCGGCCTTCAGCCGCTCGAATTGCTCGGCCGCCTCGGTCGCGTTAGCCGCAGGAATCTGACGGCGTCCGATCCGCTCTCCGTCCTCATATGTGGCGAAGGCCCATCCGCCGCGGAACTTTTGGAGGGTGTAGGAGCGCATTCAAAAGCCTCGACCGCCGAGAGAGGGATTCGAAGCAGCTTACCGCCGAGCCGAAAGCCCTCCAACCGGCCTGTGGATATGAGTCGGCGCACATGGGAAGGAGAGCACTTCCATAGGGAAGCAACCTCCTCAGGCGTGAAGACGCGGGCGAGGTCTGTCATCCCGTCCCCCCGTCTCGTGAGGGGGTGCGATCGCCATTTCCGTCTCCCGCAGAGGGAGGGGTGGCGCCAGCATCGGGAGAGGGGGAGGCGTCCTGCCTCACGATGGAATCGACAAGCTCGATCCGCCGCCCGATCCAGCGCATGACGTTCACCGCCATGGAGTTCCCGAGGGCCTTGTAGCGGGGGCCGTCCGCCGCCGGCTTCCCGCGATACGGGATCAGCGTGTAGTCGTCGGGGAAGCCCTGCAATCGCTCGCATTCGCGGGGGGTGAGGCGACGGACGGCCCATTGATGCCGCACCAGGTCTCCGCCGCGCGCAGATATCCGGTTGCCGTTCTGCGTCAGGGCTTGGGCATATTCAGCTTCGCGCGCATTGAAGTCGGTGTTGCTGTTGCTCGGGGTAATGTTGAAAGGCAGGATGATGGGGTTGATCAGGCCGACTTGATTGCCAGCCTTGGCGCCCTTGCTCCTCTCCCAATTGGCAGTGATGGTGTCGGCGACCACCGGCACCAACGGCGTGCCACGCCCCATGCCGTCCTCGCTGGTGTCGAAGCCGTCCGCCCGCAGCGCGTGCGCTACCGGGATAATCCTCCCCGAGTACACATCCTGACCGTTCAGGCCGCCACCCATGTGAGCGCCGTCGCTAAGCGTGCCGCAAACGTCCGGGATCAGCCCGCCGTCGAGGTCGAAATCGGTGCCGAGCCCGCCACCGCCTGTAGGGCGGCTGCTAATTGTCGGGGCAGCTCCTTTCCCCTCTTCTCGGCGCGGCGGAGGATTCCCCGACAGGCTTTCGGGCTCAAATAGTACCGCTGCGGCACGTCGCCAGTCTCGAGAATTTCCGACAACGAAGACACGACGCCGCCGCTGGGGGACGGCTCTTCCGAAGCCGTCCACTCGCACGTATTGAGCGTCGATGACCCGATAGGCCCACCCATACCCGAGTTCTGCCAACCCCCCGAGGAAGGCTCCAAACGCCCGTCCGCCGTCGACCGACAGGACACCGGGGACGTTTTCCCAAACGACGCACCGGGGATGGTACCGATCAACGATTCCAAGAAAAGTGAGAGCGAGGTTCCCTCGTGGGTCAGAAAGGCCCTTACGCAATCCGGCGACCGAAAAGGCTTGGCAGGGTGTTCCGCCAACGAGAACATCGAAATCTGCATCAGGCCATTCCTTAAAGCGGGTCATGTCGCCGAAGTTCGGCGGCGCGTTGCCGGACCAGGGCTGGGCTGGAAGGTTCGATCCGTAGTGATGGGCGAGCACGGCCGAGGGAAATGCCTCAATCTCGGCGAATCCGACCGGCGACCACATGAGCGGAGCCCATGCGACCGATGCTGCCTCGATGCCCGAACAGACCGACAGATAGCGGAGAGGCGCCGTCATCCGTCCTGCCTCACGGACTGAGGAGGAGGGGGGAGGGAGCGCCAGCCGGCAATCCATTCATCCGGGAAGCCGCCCTGTCCAACTGGCGCAGCAAAGCACCAGAGGTCGTCGCGGTTTCTGGCGACGAAGGACGCGCCGTCCCAGCGGCGGAGGTCGTCGCGAGCGTTCGGGATGGGGTCTTTCAGCCTGACGAGGATCGGCGTCCCGTCCCTCGGTGCCGGATGCTCTGGGTCGTCGATAGGCCACCAGGTTTCCTGTTCGCGGAGGGCGGTGGCGATGGCGTCGCGAAGGTTCTCCGGCGCAAAAATCGTATGATCGATCCTGACGTGTCGAAGCACGATCTCCCGCGCTATCTCCTCGTACCTGTCAGCCATGGGGGTGTTCCGCTTTCGCGAGAGCAGCTTCAGCGGCAGCGATCCGTTTGCGGTTGTGCACTCCGCCGGAATGGAGCGTGGCCGCCCTCGCTATACCGAGGACGCCCCGCAGCGCCGCGCACAGTTCCGTCACTACATCGGCGCGGACGTATTTCCGCCATGGAAGGCCGCAATCCTCGCATGGCCCTTGATCGTCTTGGCACCAAGAGCGGTCCTCGGTCGCGCAAACCGGCTCAAGCCAGATGAATTCGTGATCGACAGCGAGAGGCTTGTTACCCACGGTCGGGCTCCTGGGATTCTAGAGCGCGGAGGAGGGCTTCGTTCGCGAGACGCGTCTTCGCCGTTGCGAAGTGTTCCGGGTCAGGGCTGACGCCGGCCGCGGCGCGGTCGAATATCCGGCGTAGACGCAGTTCAATGACTGTGCGAAGGCCGATACGCCAATCCGTCAATGCGCGCTCGCCACCTTCCACCCACTCGGTGACCATATCGGCAAGTGAAATTGCGGCGCTTTCAATGTCGAGCCGCCTGCCCTTCTCCTCGTTCTCGCGGGAGAGGCGGCGGAGCATCGCCGCCACGTCTTCCTGCAATTCGTCCAGGTTTGCTTCATCGGGCCAATTGTCGACGCGTGTGGCCAGTCGCTCCACCTCCCCATCGCCTACCGGCTGCTTGAGGGCGGCGAGTTCGGCTTCGGCCTTCTCGGCGCGGGCACGAAACGCGGTCCGACGCCGCGATAGCGCTGCCGCGATGCCCTCACCGAGGGCATCCTCCATGATCGCCCCATCTTTGCTGCGGCTGAGACGGTCACGAAGCTCCTGCATGATCCGCGAAGCCTCATCGCGATCTGTCGCCGTCGTCCCCTCCGGTTCGGTCGGCTGCCGCCGCTCCGCCCTGCCGATCGCGTCATGCAGATCAACGATGCCGTCGAAGACGGGCACGGCTTCAGGGGGCGCGGCTTCGATGCGCGCCTCTAGACCGGCGAGCACCTTCTTCGCGGCCGCCAGCAACTCCGGCTCGGCCGGCTGAGAGGCGAGGGAGCGAATGCCGGCCTCGATCTGAGCGGCCTTTTCATCATCGGTTGCTGCGCTCCACGAAGGCCGCGTGCATAGCGGTTCGGAATGCCCGTCATGGGCGAGGAACACCGCCCCGCAAGTGTCGCAGCGGTATCCGTGCGATACCCACATCGCGATGCGACGTGCTTCCGCTGACGTGTCCACGGCGGGCGCCTCAAGCGCCTTCGGGTCGGTGCTCATGGCTTTGTTTCCTGGTTGAGAGCCAGCGGCCGCAGCACCGTCGCGATTTCTTCGTCTGTGGGGCGCATCTAAGCCGCCTCTCTTGTCAGGTGTGATTGGAACGTGACGCCGTGCTCGGCACCGAAGGCGAGGATTAACTCGATCAGATTGCTCATCTCCTCCTTGTCCATGTCCGAGGTGTGCAGGCCGAGAACCACGAAGGAGCCGGGATCAATGCCAGGCACCACACGCGCCTTGCGCAGCGACGCGGTGAACATGTCCTTCCAGTCCTCGGGGGCGAGTTTCTGGCCGTGCCAGGTGACTTGCTGCGAGACCTCGGTGAGCAGCGCCCATAGAAGGGAGTTCTGATCCAGCGTCCGCTTGTTGCGCTTGAAGGTGACGGACGTGCCGGGAGGAGCGCGGTTGATCCAGTTCACCGCCTTCGCGCGCTCGGTCGAGCCATTGAGGATCACGGTCGCCCGGCTCATGCGGCGGCCCTCCGCCCATAGGCGCGGATGCGCTCGACCGTCTGGTCGAGCTCGGCGTTGAATTTCTCCACCGCGTCCGCCAGCTTGCGGATGTAAGGCTCGTCACGGCCAACCCGCTTGCGGAACACCGGCAGTCCGGGCCAGTAGATGACGATATCGAGCCATTCGCGCTCGGCCACCCACAATCCGCCTTGGCACTGAGCCATGTGCTCGGGAGGGAACTCATCGGAGAGCAGACGGTCGAGCAGGATATGGGGCAGCGCCGTCTTAAACTCGACAAGGCCGCTGGCGCCGACAAGGGCGTCCGGGGAATAGCCCTTGGGGCCGTTGGTGATGAAGCCGACGCGCGTCAGCGGCTCATCCTGGATGAAACCGTATAGATCGCGCGCCTCGGACTCCATTTCCTTGCCGCGCTCCATGTGCGCGTTGGTGTAGCCCTCGGAGGGTTGGCCAGTCAGGCGCTCGCCAGCGAGCTTGAGGAGATAGGTGCGGCGCGTCTTGCTCTCGCCACCGCCGCGTCCCGATGCCATCACCGTGGCGAACTCCGAGGCGGTCGGGATGCCGGCGCGCACAGCGTGCCATTCCGGCGTCCCTTGCTCCATGTCGTGGATCTGGATCACGCCTTGGCCCTCTGCGCCTTGCGCTGGCCGAGCGCATGAAGGGCCTTGGCGTATTGGACCTTGGTCAGCACCGAAGCACTAGCGGCGCCGACGTACCCAAGGACACGATCCAGTGGGGCACCGATTTCCTCCGCCAGCGCGACGATGCGGTCAGCATCCTCCTTGGAGCACAGTTCGCCATCGTCATACGGCCCGGCGCTGCCCGCACGGTTCCCGTCGTCGTCCTCTTCCTTGCCCTCGGCAATGTTGAAGATCATCTTCAGGAGCGCACGCCGGCCGTAAGTGACCGCCGACATGGTGGCGTGCGTCTTGGTCATCACGTCATTGCCTTTGGCGCCCTTGCCATCGGCGGGGATGTCGATGTGATGCGCCTCGCTGCCGCCGTCGCGGTGCTTCACCTGACAGACGACGCGAACATGCAGGTCCGGCGCACCCTCGGCCGTGTTGAAAGAGAGCGAGAAGCCGTGCCGGGTGTAGATTGGCCGCATGGCCTTATCGAGCGCGGCATAGGAGGCGTAGCGGCTCCGCGTCTGCGGATTGGCAGCGTCCTGTGACACCATACGCATTTCCGCTTGTGCGTCGCTCATGGCGACTGCGAACTGCTGCGCCATGAACCGCGCCTCGGTGCGCTCGTACATCGCCATCAGGCGCTCGTACTTGTCCACGTCTACGGCCGGGTCGCGAGCGGCATCCAGGATGCGCTGCAGGGCCGATCCGTCGTTCATCTGGACCACGGCGCCGCGCGCCTCGTCCGTCTTTGCCAAGGCGCTCATGCGTCCCTCATCGAAACAGTTCCATCGACATGCTTGTGAAAGCGCGTCCCGCGCGATCCGGGGATCAGCCGGTGCTTCGCCTTGATGCCCAGGTGCTTCGACCGCTTGCGGTAGGTGCGGGACTTCTCGGCTACGTCCTCGGCGTTCTTCGTCGGCAGGCACCAGCCGCATGTCACCGACAGGTTGCCCTCGGCATTCGCGCCGCCGTTGATTAGCGCGACCAGGTGTTCCAGCGTCCACTTCTCGCCGGCCGCGATCTTCCTGCCGCAACGGTGGCACTTGCCTTCGGCGCGTTCAAAAACGCGAAGCCGGACACGTGGCGGTGCTGGCGTGTCCGGCGTGGCGCCGATCCATTCGGGCACGGAGCGGGCGGTGACCATCGCGTCCATCACCCCCCGTAAGCCCAGGAGACGACGATCCCGGCAATGATGCAGCCGAACACACCGCAGTAGCAGACAGAGCGGATGAGACTGGTGGAGGGCATCACGGGATGACCTCGTACGAAATCGTCACCTTTACGGGGCGGAAACCGGCGATGCCGAGCCTACGGATCGCCGCTCTCGCCTCAGCACGCGAGATGTATAGGGACGCTTGCAGAGGGGCGTCCTTGCGGACGCCAATCCCGGCGAGCTTGCCTTCCTCGGCATCCAAAATGGCCCAAGCATAGTAGGGCTCTGCGAAATGTCGGACCATCACCGGATGCCTCCCGCCTGTGCCAGCCTGAGCGCGCGACGCTCGGCAAGCAGACGCTGCAACCGGGCGCGCTCCTGCCGAAGCCGGTCGTCCATGTCGTTGGCGATGTTCGACGTGTCGTCGCCGTCGTAGTCGTACTCAAACCAGTCAAGGCACCAGCGGATGTCCTTGATGCAGGCGAGGATGTCCCGGCGGTTCTGGGCAAGCAGCGCATGGGGCACCCGCTTGCGGTACTCGCGCGGACTCTCGAACGAGAACTTGCGCGGGGGAAGCCTCGAGGCGTCCGTGAGGGCGATGGAGGCTTTGAGGGCGGTCGCCGTGTCCATGCGGGCGTTCACGACACGATCCCCCGCGTCGCAAGGTATTCCTGCCGGCGGAACGCGATGCCACCGTGGTGGTATTCGGTGTTGAACCACTGGCCGGCGAGAAAGCGGGCGGAGCGTTCAGTCAACCGGGCGCGGGTATGCAGAAGGCGCTCGACCGTCGCGCGATCAATGCCGCGGCGTACTGCCATACGATCGATGGCGCCAATGGTGAAATCCTGCCGAGAGAGCTTCACTGCCTGTCCCTCCACCGTGCCGCCGTAGCGGGTTGATGGAGGCAGATTAAGTCACGCTGAATATTCAGTCAAGCTGAATTTCAGTGAAGATGAGAAATTTTAGCGCGCCGATCCTCCGCCCCTGCTAGAATCAGGGGGCGAAGCAAGGAGGGTCAGGGAATGGCCAGGAAGGCGTTTGAGAAGATCGCGGCGGGCCTCAATGAAGCCATTGACGGCGCTCGGCCGCGCCCGCTGCTGGCCAAAGATTGGGAGTGGCTGGACGGCCCGGAGGAGGAACTTAGTCCTTCACCTCGCCCCGCCGGACGGCGGATGGCGGATAAACCGCCTCAACGCCGCAATTCTGACAGGTAAGCTTGACGCCACGGACTTTCGGCACCGCTTCCTCATCAGGGGACGATGCTCGCGCGAACAGGGCTTCTTCGCCACAATTCGAGCATTCCACGTAGTACCACCAGCCCGGCTCCGCCCGTTCGCTCATCGTCCGCCCCTCCCAAGGCCAGCGAAGCCTAACACGAAAAAGCCCCGCTCAGGGACGGGGCTGATTCACGAGTTGCGGGAACGGTCACCTAGGTTGAGGGAAACCCGAAGCGCCTGTTCCGTCGCTAACCCCTCACGTATCTATCATAGACCGCCTTACGCGGGCGGGGATCATGCGGCCTTGTTGCCTTTCTCGGCATCGTAGAGCGCACGCAGGACCGTGATGGCTTGAGCTCTAGTCTCGGGCTTGAGCGAATCGAGAATGCTCCAAGGGGCATCATCGCGGAGCGGATCCCGCATTAGCAGCTCACCTGGTTGGCAACTCAGCGCATCCGCCAGCTTTTCAAGGGTTTCCTGGCTATACCCCTGCTTCCCTGTCTCGAGCTGCGAGATCGAGGCTACGGACATGTTCACCCGCTCCGCTAGCCGCTCTTGGGTTAGCTCACGGTAGCGGCGCCATTCCCGAATGAAATGCTTCGGGCGCTCTGGCTTGAACCGAGGAACAACCTTCTTGCCCATGGCCGGTAGTTTCATGCCGCAGCGCCGCAATTTCCATGCAGCGTCGCTGAAACTTTCATCTTGACTGAAGTTCAGTACTACTGAATAATGCGGCTCTATGAGCAAGCTCGCGGCTTGGCTGGAGACAGCCGATATCAAACGGAAGGACTTCGCCGAGCGGATCGGCGTCGCGCCTTCGTATGTCACCTTGCTCTGTTCTGAGGCCCCTGCTTGGCCTGGTCGAGACGTGGCGGCCCGGATCAAGGAGGTCACGCGCGGCGCAGTGACGGCGGACGATTTCTTGCCTGCTGGGGAAGGGGGGGGTGCCGGGTGAACAAGTCGGATGGACGGCTTTTGGCGCATCGGACCTCCCCCGCGCGGGATCGCGCGAAGGTAAGACGATATCTTGGCAGGTTTGGAACGGTTCCAGCATGCGCCAACCAATCACAGGAAAATTTCCCGACAGGGTTAACCGCACCTGTCTCGCCCCCTGCTGATGGAGCGGCGGCATGACCTGGCTCGCCCGCTTCTTCCGCCGGCTACGCCCCCGCGCCCGCACCGTCCTCACCTGTGACGGCCGCCAGTATCAGTTCGGGGCTCATCCTGACGTTCCTTTTGAGAGGCTGGCGCAATGAGCCCGGCCGGCACGCGGGGACAAGGCGACCGGCCGGGCTCTGCATCCCGACATGCGGCGGCATTGTCGGGGAACGGTATTCGCGCGGGTGCGCGGATCGCTGCCGGGGCGATGCCCGGCATTTCGAGCCTAGGAAAGGGCACCATTCACGGTCCTTCCCTGGATTGTTCTGACGCCTCCCTAGACTTGCGGCGCACGGCTTCCGGGCACGGCGCCGCCTTTTCCTTTCCACTTTGCGGCGGGCCTTCCTCCCTGGGCATCCGCAGAGAGGCGGCCGGCGTTCCGTCCCCCGGCGTCGGCCGCCAACTTCATGACGATGCGCGCTGCCACGGCATCGATGCGCTCGAAACACATCACTCGCACTCCGCTTCTGAGGGCTGGCGAGACTCCCCCTGGGCGCATGACGGCACGCAGGGAAACACGCGGTTGCTGCCCTTGGGTGGTGCCGGCCCCCGACCGCGCGAACGGTCGGTCATAGCCCCATCCCAAGCTTCCGAAGCCGTCACCTTTCACTCCCTGAATTTCTCGCGCGCGTCTGCCTTGGCGGGTCCGTCGCGTCGCGATCTGACGAGCACTTTCGTGTCCGCCTCGTTCGCCAACCAACGTGGCAGAGGACGGATTCCCTATGACGGAAATCTCACGGCGAAAGACGGAAATGTCGCGCGCTGAGGCTTTGCAGAACGAGATGGCCGGCGCGGTCCGGCTGCTTGGTTCGGACGGCCGGAATGCTGGCGAAGCGAACAGCATCGCCTCCCGGATGACTGGGCTGCCGGTGACGGTGATCGAGCGTCTGCGGTGGAAGAAGATCAAGCGCCCCTTTGCCGATGTCACCGATGCGGTGCGTGACGCGGTGGCGGCGTTCAACAGGCGAGCGGAGGCCAAAGCGCGCCATGAACGAAACATCCTTGCAGCCAGGGTCCAAGCCCTCGCTGCTCTCGCAGATAGCCAGAGCGATCAGGACTTCTATCGCGCTCGGCTTGCTGTGGTCCTCGAACAAGCTGGCGGGCTTGGCCTTCTGGATCGCCCCGTGGCTGGCCCCGACAAGGAGTGAGGCATGACGCTGCACATCACCACAGCGTGGCAGCTTGCGATTGGCCTGTTCCTCATCGTGGATGGGAACGTTCGGTATCACCGCTGCATCTCCGACCGTGAATTTGGCTCGTCACTCTGGGGCATCGCTTTATCAACGGTCGGGTTGATGATGCTCGGGTTTGGTTTGCAGGAGGTCGTTCCGTCATGACCGACCGTCAGGCCCAAGACGTAGTAGAGGGGCGGGCACCCTCTGCCTCCGCCTCCTATGACGAGAAGGTCGCCTTCCTTCAAGCCAAAGGGATGCGCGTGCGTGGGGACGCGATTGGACGTCGCACCAACAGCGTCATCTTGCTTCCCCGCGAAATCCCCTTCGGTGACGCCCCCGATTCATCCCGGTTCGGAGGGTAGGGCAGATGCGCGACGACCCCGAATACCGCCTGCAATATTTCGTCACGCAACTCCTCAAGTTCAACGCGGCGAAGGGCGTCATCTTCTACGCCGTGCCGAACGGTGAGTACCGCTCCAAGCGCACCCTCGCCAAGCTCAAGGGCATGGGCGTCAGGGCAGGGGTGGCGGACATTGCCTTCGTGCTTCCAGGAGGCCGGGCTGCCTTCCTCGAATTGAAATCCCCGCGGGGGTATCCCTCCGCCGAGCAGAAGATATTCAGGGCCGATGTAGAGGCCACTGGAGCCCTTTACGCCATTGCCCGGACGCAGAAGGAAGTGGAAGACATTCTCGCCTCGTGGGGCGCCCTGCGCGCGAAGCGCCAGCCCATGCAGGTGGCGGCATGACTGAGCCGGTCACCTTCCTCGACGGCCGTGTTCAGCTCTACCTCGGAGACTGCCGGGAAATATTGCCGACGCTCGGCAAGGTGGATGCCGTGGTTACGGACCCGCCCTATGGAGTGAACTTCGCGGGCAAAAGAACGAAGGACTATCCGACTGCAGAGGCTGGTTATGCCTCCTACGAGGACTCGCCTGAGAACATTGATGCCGTGATTTTGCCTATCATCGCCGCGTGCCGGCGTTTGGCGTCGCGGGTTGTTTTGACGCCCGGTATTCGCAACCTTTCAAGCTATCCAAAGTCCGACCACGTAGGAGCCATATATTACCCTGCGGGTGCGGGAATGAATAGCTGGGGCTTCACTTGCTGGCAGCCAATTCTCTACTACGGCAAAGACCCTTACGGCGGCTCTGGATCGCGGCCGGATAGCTTCGAAAGTAGCGAAGCCGCCGAGAAAAACGGCCACCCATGTCCTAAACCAATCGGCCAAATGCGCAAGATGGTCGCGCGTGCAAGCCTGCCAAACGAAACCATCCTCGACCCCTTCATGGGCTCCGGCACGACGGGAGTAGCTGCCGTCAAGCTCGGCCGACGCTTCATTGGCATCGAGATCGAGCCGAAGTATTTCGACATCGCCTGCCGTCGGATCGAGGAAGCTACCCGCCAGCCGGACATGTTTGTCGAACCTCAAAAGCGCGAGACGCAAGAGGACATATTCAACCGCACTGGTGCTCTCATATGACCGACGGCGCCCGCTCCTACGACATGGCCATAGCCATCCTTCGCGAGAAGCAGATACGGGCGGGGAACATCCTGCCCAATCCCCACAATCCTGAGGAAACCCGTTGGGCCAGCGAAGGCTTCAGGCCCGATAGCGATCTCGACACGGTGAAGCGTGAAGCAGGAACAGGTGCCGCATGACGATCTTTTCCCCCGGCCCCTCTGAAGCCCGCAAGCGGATCGAAGCCGCCGGCTGGGCATACCAGCATCGGGAAGAGATTGCCGCGAAGAAGGCAGCCGAGGCGGCCCGGCGCGCGGCTGCTGATCACCGGCGCCGGGTGTTGGCTGACATGGCGCAGATGTTCGTGCTGAAGGGCAAGCGCGAACGCCCGATCAGCGACATTGTGCATATCGTTGCCGAGGCCCGCGGCTATTCGGTGAAAGAGTTCTGCGGACCGAGCCGCAGAAGAGAGCTTTGCCACGCCCGGCAAGAGGCCATGTATCTCTGCTTGAAGGCGGGCCACGCCGCAAATGCTGTCGCCCGCTTCCTCCAGAAGAACCACACGTCAGTCCTGCATGGCGCCAAGGTGCATGCAGCGAGGATGGAGGCCGCGAAGTGAGCCGTTGGTTCCGTCACTATGCCGGCATGATGCGCGACGACAAGCTCGTCAGCGCGGCCGTGCGGTCCAAGCAACCCGTAGAGCGTGTCGTGTGGGTTTGGGGCTGCATCCTCGAAAGCGCAGCGGAGATCAACGATGGCGGCCGATACGAGATCGATCATGCTGAAATGGCCTACTTTCTTCGAGCGGATGAGGGGGACCTGGTTTCTATTGAAGGTGCATTGGGTGCTCTTGGCCGGGTCCGTGACGGCGCTGTGGTCCATTGGTCCGAGCGTCAGTTTCAAAGTGATCAGTCTGCCGCACGGCAAAGGCGTCACCGTGACAGTAAAAAGCGGCGAGACGGCGGTTACGAGCCCGTGACCGCACCGTCACCTGACGCCGCAAGTGACGGTGGCGTAACGTCATCGTCACATCACGGTGACGCACCAGAGACAGAGACAGAGACAGAAAGAACCGATGCTAACGCATCGGTCTCCGCGCCTGCGGCCGAAATCGATGCTGAGGTCGAGGCCGGGTTTGCAGAGTTCAACGCGATGGCGTCCGACGCCGGATGGCCGATCGTTCGTTCGATGACGGCGCCGAGACGTGCCCGCTTGAAAAAGTTGCTCAACAAGGTCGGGGCGAGCGGATGGTCGGAAATTCTCACCAGAGCCCGAGCGAGCCCGTTTCTGTGCGGCGCCAATGGTTCCGGCTGGCGCGCCGATTTCGATTTCCTGCTGCGTCCATCCTCCATCGCGAAGCTCTTGGAAGGCTCCTATGACGACAAACCTGCAGGTATCCGAACAGGGCAGAGTGGCTCCCGCCCCCGAGAATCCATTCTCGACGGAGTGGCTCGCGCAGCTGAGGCGCGGCTTGGGGGTCACCGGTGGGAGACCGGCATTGATGTCGGGCTTCCAGGTGACAGGGGCTCAAGCCCGCCAGATCGAGGAAGCGGCGTCACGATTGAAGGCGAGCTTTCAGGCCGGCCCGGCTGACATTCGGGCCAAAGCAGTCTTAATCGCGCGCCTTCTCAGCGGCTTCCCGTCTCAGCAAACGGAACAGAGCCTGCGCGCTGATGCGTATTTTGAAGCACTCGACGGCTTGCCGGCATGGGCCGTGGAGCGGTCAGTCGGCCGCATCATTCGGGGCGAGGCGGGACTGGACACACGCTTCGCGCCGAGCCCGGCACAGATGGCCGTAGAGGCCCGGAGAGCCATGCAGCCGGCACGAGACGACCTCGCCGCGCTCGAACGGCTCAGGATCGCGGTCGCGGATCGGGAAGCGAGCCCCGAGGAAAGGGCGCGAGTTGGCGGCGGCTTCGACCGTCTGCTTGAAGAGTTTGGCCGTCGGCCAAGGGCGCAGGCGGAAATGGCGCGCGCCGCCTTCGAGGCCCGGTGTCAAGAGATTGGGATCGACCCCGACAGCGTGCCCGATGCAAAGCCCCGCAAGGACACCTGGTCGAAGCTATCCACCCAACCCGAGAGGACGCAGGCATGAGCATGCAACATAATCAGATTGCAACTGACGTGTTCACATGACCCGCCAAGACGCAGCAACGGAGGCGCTGGCGCCGGACTTGGCTTACGAATTCGCGTTCATCGACGGGTATCGCGAATGGCAAGATGTCCCGGAGAGCCTGAAGTTCGCGTACCTGCGTTATGCGCGTGGAGCGGTGGACGTCATCAGGAAGGCGAGGAAGAGCGGATGAGCACCGAAGCAACATTGATCGAGGATCGCGAGCACAAGGGCGAAGGGATGAATGCCATGGGCATGATGGGCCGCATAAATCTTCGGCAGCACCGCGCGATGCGCTTGGTTGCGGCCCTAATGCACGAACTGTCGCCAGTCCTTCCGGAGGATAAATATGTTCGGCGCGATGTCTACGACGTTCTGACCAGAACCCTCAGCGCTGAAGGGATCGAAATCGTGACTGATGCAGACAGAGAAGCGCTCGGCCTCCCGCCGCGTGGCCCCGATGGCTGGACCGCCGAGGAAATCGTCACGATGGAACGGCGGCGATTGGACGAAATGTTACGGCCCATTTCGATGATAGTGCCGAAGGAGCCCGCCCATGATGACCATGGATGAGCGCGTGGAGGCGGCTGCACGGCGCATGTGCGAAGTCGATAAGCTCGCCCCGGAGCCGGATGCGCCAATCATTTGGAACGGAAAGCCGGCGAAAGCATGGGAGGCCCGGGTGCCGATCGTGCTGGCTGTTGCCGAAGTGCTGTGGCCCGAGCTTCACGGAGACAAGCCTACGCACGTCATCGCGCCGCATCAGGTGATGACGGTGGACGTGTACAAGGAGTTGTTCGAGGGCACGCACTGGCTGGCGCCGTGGGAGTCGGACGGGCTTATGGACGATGCGGCGCGCACGGCCACGGGGCAGAAATGGATAGGTACTGAGCCCATGGTGCTCTGGTCAGCGATGCGCGACGCCTATCTCGGTAAGGGAGACGGGGGATGAGCGACTGGACTAGCCTTTCGACGGACGAAAAGCGTCGGTGGGCCGCCCAGCGGCTTGGCTGCGACGTTGGCGATCCTAGGGCATGGCCGGAGGATATTATTGAACGGATGGTGCGTTTGCAGGACGCAGGCGATCACGTTGGAGTAGCGCGGGAGGTCCGCAATTTGATGGTCCGAAAGCCCTGATGCCCAAGCCCCGCAAGAAGGAGAAGGCCATGGCACATCCTGCCGTCATCCAGCCGACGCCGGAGCGGCTTGCCCATGCTGCCGGCGAGTATCACACGCAGGATGCCGTCGCAGACGAGGGCCGGGCCCACCTTGCGGGCGGCAAGCCTCAGATCACGGTCGTCACCGACTGGCCGATTAAGATGCTCCATGATCGCTGCCTCTTAGGCGGCCCGCGGAAGGACGAGGAGCTAAACGACGCCCGCCACCAGGTTGCAGAGCGCCTATACGCCCATTGGTATAATGGCAGGCTCAATCCGCTTGGCTCGCGAGACTACCGCCAGCCCTACAGCGGGGCGGGGACGGGCTTTGCTCTCATGCCGGCTACGGAGAGGCAGGCATACCACCGGGAGGCGTGGCGGAAGGCCATCATGGCCCTCTGCACACCTAACGATCGCGTGGCGCTGGTGACGATCCAAGTAGTGATAGACGAGTGCCCCGTTGTGCTTGTGGGGCAGCGGATCACGGGGCGCGCGCAAGAGCAGCAGGCAAGAGCGGTGGCGACGGAGTACCTGATCGACGGTCTCGACAGGCTTAGAAAGCATTGGGAGCCCAGCTCCTAGTTGTCTAGTGATCTCGCCCGCCAGCCCCCGCGCGTGTGGATACCTTTGCGGGCCTCGCTTGCCTCAATACGAGTGCCCAAGCGGTTGACGAGCCCCCTAGGCCGACCGGGATGCGGGGGCAGATATCGCCTTCCGATTTCGCCTTGGCCTCTCTCGAGGGCGGCTGCTCGTTGTTTGTCCTTAAGCGCGGGAGGCCAGAGCGAGGCGGTGCGGGCGAGGCCGTAGGTCTCCTTGTAGCTCTCAGCATCGAGGTCGTGCATACGGACATGGGTATTAAGAGAGCCAAACCAGCGCCCGCAAGCATGGCATTGGACCTTGTCCCCGAACGGCGAAAATACGATGCGGGCCGCGCGGAGGCAGCGATGGATCGGCTTGGGGCTCTTCCGAGGGCGACGGGCGCCCCGTCACCTTCCAGCGCCTCAGATAGGCGAGGCGCGCTTTGCGATCCTTGTGAGGCATTTTATGGCCTCGCGGCCACCTTGAGCCGCTTGATCAGGCCGTCGAGCACGGCCGCCCGCTCCTCGCAGAGGCGCCAAAGGTCCGTCGCGACACTCGCCGGCATGTCGCGCTCGCCACTTGCCCAGCCGCGGATGGTGCGGTCAGTCACGCCAAGAGAGTGTGCTATGTCGGTCTGCCAACGCGGTCCGAAAAGGGCCTCGCCCGTATCCTTGAGGAGACGGTTGCTCATATCAGGCCACCGCCAGGCATATGTTGTCGCGGATGATCAGCTCGCCGTCGTCTTCGCCGCGCGAGGCGAAGTGCCCGCCGACCAGCACCAGCGGCTCACCGGCCCATGAATAGCCACCCATGTCGGCCAGCGCCTCGTCCAGCGAGCCGGCGGTCACCTTGATCGTGCAGATGCCATCCAATTCGTCCTCGGTGCACTCGCCGTCCACCCACACCCGGCTCTTGCCAAGAGTCTCACCAACTATCGGGGAGGTCCCGCGATGGTAGCGAATGCCGTAGTGATCGTACTCGCCGGTCTCGATGATGGAGAGGAAGGGGTGGGTCATGCCAGCGGGCCTCTTGCCCCTCTGCGGCGGGGCCAATCCCCATCCGCCGTTTCCTAAATCTAGGAAACGGCGGCCCAGATGTCCAATCACGAATTGTAACAGCCGGCCTCTTGACACCGTGCACGGCCGAATCCCATATTCGGGTATCTTGGTGATTCGCGCTTGATGCGCATCACGTGAAACACTCGCCCGCCCCACACAGGCGGGCGTTCTGGTTCTAGGACTACTCTCGGCACAGGCCGATGAGCCTCAAGACCCTAATTATATACGTGACAAAGCATGTGTGATTCGATAAGCCCAGACGGACAGGCCGGCGCTGAAGGAACCATTGAGGGCTACGGGCCGCGTGGCGTATGGGTGCCGCGCGGGCTGACTGCTGAGCAGATTATGATGGGCGCCGCCGCGCTTGAGCGAGACTATGGCGTAGCGCCATTTGTATCCCGTGGCATGGCTAGGTCTGTGCTGTTGGCGCAGGGTCGATCAGTTCTGGCGGCACCAGAAGGTTGCGATAGCCCCGGATAGCCTCCGCGAGCTTCAAAAGTTGGCCGACCAGCCACGAGAGTTCCGCATAGGCGTAGCAGTGGGCCGGGCGCTCGCGGGACAGGTGGCGATTGAGCGTGTGGTATGGCGGGATAACCCCGTACTGAGGCTCGGCCGCCGTTTGTGGGTCCAGGTAGGGCTTGAAGTAGTTAAGTGTGTGGATTGGGAACACGGTCCCGTGCGCCACGTCGTTCCGCCTCTCGGAGAAGCCGCGCAGAAGTACCGTCAGGCGGTCATAGGCCCCTTCGTACTGCTGATGCGGTTTGAGAAGGAAAAACTGGGCGGCGGCCTTGCTAAGCTCGCCAAGGCGTCCGACAAAAACGGCGGGGTCGCCGTATTCTCTGAGGGCTAGATCGTCATCGATTCGGCCGACAAACACGGTGTAGAGCCGGGCCAACTCGAACTCGATTGTTTCCCACGTGCTTATGACCATGCCGACCCCCAAATAGGTTCGGTTACTGTCGGTGTCGCCACGCTTTGGAATCGGCGGCGGGTCCCAAAAGGCAGCCATGACGAAAGAGCCCCCCAAGTTTGAGGACGTTGTGAAGCGCCTTCTCACAACCCCCCCTAAGCCCCATACTGCCGTTGCCCCTAAGAAGGGCAAGGCGGACGTTAGGGGGGGTGTAAATGCGCGCGAGGCCGGAACGCCGCCGCACAAGAAGAGCACGCGCTAAGGTATTTATCACCGCCCTGTTCGCGGGCGTCTTGAGTTCGGGCAGCGTGTTCCCTGCCGATTCGGTACCGGCGCTCTACTATTTCGACTCGTCCGTGATCGACAAGAACACTGGCGAGCAAAAGCCCGTCCTATTGGGGCAGGACAATGTGCGACCGCACGATTGCCCTGAAGGCTCTTACTGGACCGGCAAGGACCAGCGAGATTTCATTGAAGATTGCATCAGCGGCCAGCGTTACGAGTTTGTGGCAAGGCCAGCAGACAGTTCGCTGCCCGAAGGTGCTTTGCCGCTGCGGCAATTCAAACCTTCGCCACCGAAGCCGCCGATAAGCGATGATCCGGGGCCGCGGAATAAGCCATGAGCAATGCGAGATCACGGGCGCAAGACGACAAGGATTTTAACAGCGAAAAGATAAGCGAGCTTTGTCGATACATTGGGTTTGGCTTGCTCGCCTCCTATTACGCCGTGACCCTTGGCGACCCTGCAGGCACCATCGCGCGCCGCCTGCTTGAGCATCCGGCCCTGCTTTCGATGACCGTGGTGTGGGGGTCAACTATCGTCTTGTTTGACTACCTCCAATATGTGTTTGGCTATTGGTCGTCACAGTTGGTTTTATGGCGCGACGAAGGGGGCTGGAATGCAAATTCACCGCTCTATGTGGGCCGGCAGATTTCTTTCCTTGTGAAGCAGGGCGCCGCGCTCTGCGGAGCGGTTTCTTATGCGGCGCTAATAGTTTCCTCTGCGTCGTACGCGTAGGAAACGTGCGGCCTTCTGCCTAAGCGTGACCGGCTTCACCAATCCGCCGATAGGTGAGGCGCTTGCCTTCGATGCCCTTGAGGGCGTCATCGGCGCGCATGGCGTCAGTATAGCCAAGGGCGGTACGGCGGTTGTAGCGGAACTCGAACTCGGCAAGGTAGCGCTTCAAATGCGCCTCGCTGCAATGCTGGTAGACGCCCGTCATGCCGCGCTTGAAAACGGAGAACACGTTCTCGACCGTGTTGCTGTGGACCACGCCATCGGCCTCGTAGCGGACGTACTCCTTGGTCGAATGGCGCACGGTGCGATGGTCCGCGAACTCCTTGCCGGTCTCGGTGTAGAGGCGGCTTTCGTCGGTGTGCAGCGCTGACTTGCGATCCACGTTGCGGACCAGCACGTCGCGCACGTCCGAAGCGGTAGCGTTCTCGACATGGAACATGCGGACTTCGCCGCCACGCTCGACCAGCGCGACAACGGGGTTCTTGGACTGAGGGCCTTTGCGCTTGATGTAGGGGCGAGCGCCGCGCTGCTTGGAGACGCGGGGCGTTGACGTGCGGCCGATGTAGGTTTCATCGGCTTCAACGATCTTGCCTTCGCCCCCGATGGGATCGGCGCCTTCGACCTTCATGGCCTCGCGAATGCGATGGGTCATGAACCAGGCCGTCTTGTAGGTGACGCCCAACATGCGGTGCAGCTGGTGGCTGCTCATGCCTTTCTTGGACGAGCAGAGCAGATAGGTCGCGTAGAGCCACACGTTGAGGGCGATCTTGGAGCGCTCGAACACGGTGCCAACGGTGACGGTGAACTGCTCGCGGCACTCGTTGCACTGATAGACGCCCGGACGGTGCGCCTTGCCCTTGAGGGCGGTGATCTTGG